GCCATTAGCTCAGCCTCTGAAATCGGGGGCTGAGGATCGCCAGTTACTTGTGTCAAACTCTCTCCAGAAATCGTAACTATGACACCTGGCAAATAAAGCGCCAGGTAGCCAAAGCGACCATCCCAGAGAGGGGTTGACTCTGACGATCTTCGTGCTCGTCTTTCGACGCAAGGTAAAGTGGTCAGAGGATTGTATCCCCGATAATGCACCACGGATCAAGGCTATGGGATAGCCCTGTGCCCGGCGAATTAGCTTATCGCTAACAGCCGAAGTTCGCAGCTCCAACCAACTCCAACTATACACCTTACGGTGCCAGCGAGAGAAGGAAGAAGCCATGAACTTATCCATCGGAACCTCGAGAGCGGTATCAACGTTACCCTTCACAGGGCGAACGAAGAGAAACTCATGAGGTATGAGACCGGTAAGATAATTCCGGCACTCACTAAAGATGCATTCCCACGCATCTTTTGACGATGAAAGGTTACAGAACTTGAAGATACTTTGTACAGAATCAAAGCAATAGTCAAGTGTGATCGGACGAACGTCCTTACCTTGGAACCAATCTGCACCGCAGGATTCACGAAAAGGGCCAGAAAGACAGCTCTTCTTGTGATTAACTGAAAAACCGAATACTTTCAAAAGAGAAAGTAAACGATCTGCCACACTTTTACGCACTATGATATCGTCCCCGTAGACTGTAAAGTCATCGGCTCGTTTCTCAGACGCGTAAACATAATGGCACAGCGACGCAAAAATAAGCGTCTCCAGCGGAAAGCAGAATCCGTTACCCATAGAAGTAAACTTTTCGTAGCGTCGCTTGACGCCATCTAGAGAATACTCCTTAGACCGAACTGAGTCTAACAAATAGAACCAGTCGGGCGGCAACAAACGTCTACAGAGCTCTATCGAAATGCTATCACTAGCACTAGATAGATCAATCGTGACGTATGGATCAGGTTGATCAAATTCGAGGCTACCAAATTTTGCTAGCCCCTTATTTAGAGTCTGATCCTCCAAATCGATGCCGACTCTTTTAAGATGCTTACGCATCAAGGAGTCGATACCTTTTTGGATGTAACCGTTAAGTAACGGCTCGACAGCGATAGTACGATGAGTCTTCGCCGTCTTGGGCACGAACGCAATATTGTTATGGTTCACCATGTCACATCGATCCCTCAGGCTCTCAAAAAGAGCCTCCGGGGATGCATTAAAGTAAGGACCATTCTCGTGCTGTGTTAATAGCTCTTGAATGTGTACGTCCTGACCTAATGCACTGTACGCATAGTGAAACGCGCCGGGGCTCACGGTCCACCGATTCGCTAGTAATTTCCTAGCGCTATTGGTGGCATCGCCGTGAACCCCTATGCTGGCACCGTTCCCATAGTTGCTAAGTTCGTATATGTGAGGAAGCGACGGAAAGTCGCCCAAAACATAACGAATCCATGAGGAGGTGCAACGAAGCACCTCTTCATGCGGACTCCTCAAAGTATCGAAGAGACGAAACCTCCTATTGACAAGAGTACATTTTCTCTCGGCAAGTCGGAAAGTTTCGAGTGCCCTAGCCCTAGGATCAAGATCAACCTGGTCCTTCGTGAAAGGGTACTTCCGTATTACAGCAGCTAACTGATTGCACAACCGATGCTTGGTTGCCGTCGCGTACTCTGTCGACGAAAGGCAATCAGCGAATTCGATTAACGCCCGGATATCACCAGAATCTAAAAGACTGGTGACATGACGGGCCTCATCGAGATCGAGGGAACTGCATAACACTCTGAGAAACTCCTGGTAAATTAACCAGGAATTACTTCTCAGGTTGTTGTTGCACCGTTGAAGGCGCTTCAACTTTTCGGATTTCATTACGAGCTCCTAAAAGGTAAGCTGAGGACGAAATGCCCACAGCTGCAACGATAACCGTCCCAATCATAACAACTAGGACAGCTCCCGCTATAAACCCAAAGACAGCGTCTTTCAAAACGCAGTCTGAAGATTTTTAGCGACGAGCTTGCCGGATGCACTCGACAAGAATGCACCCATATCGTTGAGAAGCGAATCAACGTCGGCACCAGCCGCGCCCACTGGAACAGACATACTGATATCGAGGATAGCTTCACCAGTAGTGGTGAGGGCTCCCGTCAATGTCAGAGTTCGAGTGAGTTTGGCGGAACTACGACCCACACCGGAGAAGACACTAGTAGGCTTGGGCGCAACCTTAGCGAGTCGGATATCATCCTTCACGCTGAGGGTGTGAGCAGGCCCGTAGTATCCCACAGCATTTGCACTGTAGGAATCTCCGGTAAAGGTCTTTGCGTTGACTGTCAATGACATCGGGTTTATACCCTATAAAATGTTGATAGAGGTTTCGGTATCAAGCTAGCAGTTCACGCGTTAGCGAAAACCGTAGCGACCTGACAGCTGTGTTATAATAGCTGTCAAGTCGGCGGCACGAGTGAAGTGATCCAGACGAAAGTCTGATTTAATCACTAAACCAGTGTCGGCCTGATTCCCTGGAACACGCTCTTTAGTAATATTTGTCATCTCGACAGTATCACTAGGAGCGGTGATGCTAGACCACACAGGTTGGATAGCTGTCATACTAGAAGGAGTGAAAGTTGATTTCACAGTCCTTGTAGTACTAAGCCCACCACCGAGGGGTCTTACATCAAGCCTTGGAATGTTAGCGTACAACAAATCGCCAAAATTCACAAACCAATCGTAAACAAAGGAAAAGTGCAAGAGTTCCCAAGGGAGCCCGATCAAATTCACATAGGTCAAACCTAGTTGATTGAACGGATCCCGGGTGTACTCATCGAAGTAAACAGCTCTCACTTTGAGAGTTTCTTCACGTCGAGTAGCCCAATTCCAAGTGCAGTTACTATCGGTAAACGAACCCACACTGACAGAGTTTTCAGAAATATCGCCACGTTTACGTGACGAAATCCTTTCAACCTTACCAGAATAACGAGTCCGCCAGGCCTTCATAGCGGCTTTAACATCTTCGATTAATGGGGAAATCCCATATCTATATCGGAGATATTCAGAAGAAACGGATTTACCCGCCTCATGGACAATCCTTCCAGGAAAACCGCGAGAGTGACGACCAGATTTACGAGAGCCAGGAAAGGCTCTCAGAAACTTGATTACGTTCTCCAGCGGCTTACCGAAAATTGCAAAGCTTTTCTCCAACTCGGCGAGGCTCTCAACAAAGTTAGCCCCGTTACGTTGGCGTTCGGCCATGCAGGATGTCCAGATTTCCTTCTGTAGGTTAGATCCAGCGCGAGGATCCAGAAAAGAAAGATTCTGGAACCCAACGTTGTTTCCAATAGTGCGAGCGAACACCGATCCTGTGTAAGTATAGGTACTTTTAATACCAGCACAGGGCGAGTTAGCGACCGTAGTGTATTTAACGTTACTAGAACCCTTAAATTCAACGGTTCTAGAAGATGAAACCATCCAATTAAAGATGAATTCACCCCGTTTAATACGCCTACCGTAGCCCGGACTAACGACATCGCTCATTGAGGTAAATGACCCAGCCTTAATATTACCGTTGCCGGGGTAAACCGTAGTTGAGTACGCCACAGGCGTACACGATACAGGTCCCTCGACTCCAGTCATAAAAGGCACAAAGGTCAAAGCCCCTTTAGTTCGATATCGAGAAGTCACACGCTGCTCCTAAAATAAGACACTACGAAATAAAAGATCTGCCACAGAGCTGCAACTACGTAACAGACCCAATCCTCTGAATCTCCGCATGTAGCGGAGGTGCACAGGAGATGGATAACATCACTGTGATCCATCAGAACAACTCGGGCACTTTTTAGCTACCAAAAGATTTGGGAAGACATCCAAATTGGCTTGCGCCGGATGGTCGTCTTCTTGAATCTCCTCAGGGATCTCTTCCAAGTAGGCGTAGCAGATGTATTGATTATGATTGATGAGTTCATCATCAGTAACATAATCTTGACATCGACCGACGCCAACATAGAAAGATTTCCGATCGGGGGCAACTCGGCAGATGTTTAAAAATCTGTCGAATTCGAGACGCAACGCTTCAAGCTCTTCGGGGCCAGAGACGATCATAGTAACGATCGTATCTAGGTCACGCATAGGGCTAATAGGCTTAGTCATCTCGATTGCTCCTTTGGTAGTTGGAAG